TTATTGCCTTTCTTTTTAAAACCGGGAATAAAAACTTGGAATCAAAAATCATTGACATTTGAAAACGGATGTCGTATAAAAACATCTGCCAGAACGAAGACTCCAGCCATTGGTTTTACTATTGATGTTCTTTACTTAGATGAGTTTGCTCACATACCTTCAAATATTATAGAACCTTATTATACTGCTGCTTTTCCAACCACTGCCGCTGTTCAAAACTCAAAGATTATAATTACATCTACACCGAATGGTATGAATTTATTTCATAAACTATTGACTGATGCGGAAAGACCTCAGGGTGATCCTCAAAAGAATAATTATAAGGCAATGCGTGTGTATTGGTATCAAGTTCCTGGTCGATTTGTTACATATTTAAGATTGAATCAGCACCGATTGTCTGAAAATGGTTTGACTAAGGAGGATGTTTTTAATAAAGTCAAAGAAAAATGGGGTAATATTACAAATATAGATATGAGTTGGAACACAGACTTATTAAAAGATATAATACATGTTTATAATAATGATAGTTGTTCGGTTGATGAGATAAAAAAATCTGTAATTTTAAATGACAAAGGTCATGAGGTATTTTTTACAGCTTTGTCTGAAATTACTACATGGAAAGAAGAAGCCATTAAAGACATCGGTGGTGAGGATGCTTTTAATCAAGAATATGGTCTAAGATTTATCAATGCTAGTAAGTCTCTATTAAATGAGTCAATTATAAATGATTTGACTACAAATAAGAAAAATTATATATGGGAAGAAATATCCGAATTTGAAAATAAAATTAAATTTAGTTATAAAGACCTTGTGTGGGTTGATGATGGTAATTTATTCCTGCCATGGCGTAGAAAAGAATATAGATTTGTTATATCAGTTGATATTTCGGAAGGTTTAGGTCAGGATTATTCAATTATAAATATTTTTAAAATAAATAATAAACCAAAAGAAATAATAGAGACTCAAAGACTATCTTATAAATCGGTAGTAGATTTCTTTAGATTAGAGCAGGTTGGTATATTTAGAAGTAATGTAGTTTCGGTAAAACAGTTAGCTGAGATTCTTTATTTGTTGGTTTTTGAATATTTAAATCCTGATAATTGTAGAGTTGTTTTAGAATTAAACAACTATGGAAATACGTTACTTGCTGAAATGCCTCAGGTTTTAGATGGTAATAACAATTATGGTTCGTCTGTTTTTGTTAGATATAAACATCGTGCTGATTCTACCGAAGAAAAAGTCGGTTTAAAAGTAGGAGAAAATAAAAATCTATTAGTAAAAGATTATCAAGATTTAATGACGTCAAAAAGTTTTTATATAAATAACGAAGATACTATAAGAGAAATAACTACGTTTGTTAAACACACTACTACAGCTGGAAATATAAGATATGCGGCTGATGTTGGACATGACGATACCGTCATGACAATAGTAAACTCAACTTCTATATTTAATAAACCAGAGTTTAGAGAAATGTGTGAGGAGTGGCTGAGTAAATTTATGGATAGGCAAATTTCATCCTATATCAACGATTGTCTTAAAAATGTTGATTTTGTGGAAGGAATTGATTATGGTCAAGTTCTGAAAGCTAGAAAAAAGTTTATAAACAGAAAAACTGGTAATAATTTTTCAGGTGGTTGGTTTGGCTCTATGAATTAGATTCCATAGTCACTGATAACCCAGCATTTTGTAGTTTGTCTTTCATCGCAGAAATTGTTTCCAAGTCTCCATATTTCACATCACATTTTCCATTAAAATGAACTATATGCGCGCATTGATTTGCTTGTTCATATTCATGTCCGCAAAATTTCATTAGACAATTTATAACATGATCAAATGAATTCCAATCATCATTGTGTAAAACAAGAAGATATGGTTTAGAAAGAATTTCCTCGACTTTACTTTTAGTCTTCTTTTTAGTAATTGTACTCATAGTTTTTAATTTATAGTTATTTTTTGCTTATTTACAACATCTACAATGGTTACTTTACAATTTTGAGTTAGTGCCCACTCTTCAAATCTAATCAGGTGTTCTTCTCTATCATCATACATAGTAAAGTGATCACAATTAGTGATTTCTATCAATTTTTCGAATAAAGTTGTTTTAAATGCATATGTATCACCACCCCAGTTTAAATAAATTCCATACTGACCATTGTTATTTTGATGATCGTCTGATGATTTTATTTTCCAAACTTCATCAAATGAAAGATTATGTATTCTGAGAATTTTTTCAATATTTTCTCTCATACCTGGAACTTTTTGTAATCTACCTGTAGCTAGGATTATTATTGAATCTTCATCTTTTTTTGCATTTAGATATTCTTGATAGACCCAGTCATTTTTAGGTGTGTCAAAAATTTCAAGATCTATAGTCTCTGATTTTGACCACCATCCTCTATGTGGCCATGTCGTTCCGGTTTTTTCCAACCAAATAGATTTACCTGGTTCTGGTAACATTGTATGACACAGAGTATCATCGAAATCAAAAGAGTATAGAGTTTTAGACATTATCTTATTTATTAAAATATTTTTTACAAAATTAGTGAAAAATTTTATTTCTTAAAAGGAAATGATATTCTAATTATATATAATTGAAAATTTAAAAGTTTATGAAAATAAGTTTAAATAATATTTTTACTATAATTCTAATTATTATTGGTTTTGTATTTGCTTCAATGTGGCATTTTAAAGAAACTGATTATAAGAAAAGAATTAAGGAAAGCGATAATAAAATAAAAGAAATTGAAAAGGTTAGAGATTCTTTAAAATTATCTAATAAAAAGTTGGAAAAAGAATTTGATAAAATTCAAAAAACAATTTTTGATAGAGATAAAAAAATAAAATTTACAGAAGAAGAGATTAAATCGATAAAGAGAGATTTAAAAAAGGCTGAAGAGGATGCAGAAAAAAGAAGAAGGAGAGCTGATGAGTCAAAAAAAAGAATTCAAAAGTTGAAAGATAATCCAATTAAAAGAGAAGGTGATGATTTGATTAATTCAATTTCTGATAAATTAAAAAATTAAAAATATAATGAAAAATATACTTATAATTTGTTTTTTACTTATTTCTTTTTCAATTTTTTCTCAAAAATATCCGAGAATTGAAAAAGATTCTTCTGGTAATCAAGTCGTTATAATGACAATAGAGCAAGTTCAGAAAATTGATAATGATTTAGAAATACTTTCACTATTAGAAGAGGCTATAATAGATTGTGAGAACTTAAATAATTCTTACATAAAGGTAATAGATGAACAAAAAAAGACTATCGCAAATTTGGAAATCAGTAAGAGTTTACTAGGTGATCAAATAGTAGATAAAGATAAAGCAATAGCTAATTTACAAGAAAGGCTTAACAATACAATTTCTTTATCAAATGAGTGTGAGGAGCAAAAGAAAGAACTAAATAACAAAGTAGATGTTCTTCAAAAAGAAGTTAGACATTTGAAAATTAGAAGAAACATCGGTTATGGAGTTGGTATACTTGGTGTATTAGGTGTTATTTTGACTTTAGTAATTAAGTGAAAAAATACATTTTTTTAATATAATATATACATTATAAAAAATAAAAATTTTAAATGAAGCACATTAGAACATTTGAAAGTTATCGTATTAAAAAGAACCGTGAAGAGATTATAAAAGAATCTGTTTTACAAGTAAACGATATCTATAAAGTTAAGACTATGATTGATATTCCTCAATCACTAATCAATGCTTATGTAAAGAAAGTTAAAGATACTACTGGTAAAAACCTACGTCAGTTTTTTGGTGATGTTGATATTGCTGAAGAAATTGTTAAGTTTATTAATTTAAATAATCTTGATATTGAAAAAATTCCGGGTAATGCTCTAATGGGTGGTGCTCAGGGTCAGACTCAAACTCAACCACAAGTTCAGGTAGAGGGTGAGGCTCAAACTCAATCTCAACCAGAGTCACAACCACAAGTTCAAACTCAAGCACCTGCTCAGGGTGAAGAATTTGAAGAACCTCAAGCACAGACTCAAGGTCAAGCACAGGCACAGACTCAAGGTCAAGCACAGACTCAAGGTCAAG